CGCAAACACCAACGCCTCACCCCACGGCCATTTGCTCGTCACCTGCGCCGTGACCATATAGCGGCGTTCTTCGGTGGCGCGCTCGCCCCACTCGCCGCCCAGCGGCGTCAGTTTAGCGCGCATCAGCACCCACTCATAATGGCCGCGCCCGGAGTCGCCGGAGACGACGCTCTTCGCCTCGCGCCAGGCCAACAGCCACATATCGGGCAGGTCGGCCTGTTCTGTCGCCATCGGTAAGACCTTAGACTCTCCCACCGTTTTGACGTTGATCCCGCTAACCAGGGCTTCGGCGGTCATATCCAGCGCGCCCACGCGCAACTCGCCGGTGACGCCTTCCTGCGCCGGCAGGACAAACTGCGCCAACACGCGGTCATCGCCGGTGGCGGTCAGGCGTTGCCAGTCGGGGATGTTGAGGGTGAGGGACTTGGCGCCCATAATGCGGATGCCACTATACTCCGTGGCGCTTTCGACGGTGGGATAGCCATTCGCATCCACCGCCAGGATTTGCACGCCTCTAAACGAGACGCTGGTAAGTTGTACTGCGGCTGCGGTCATTCGTTACCTCCTGTGGTATCGGGCGCGGGGACCGCGCCCCTACGGATAAATTCTTTGATTTTGGCGAGGCGCACCGGGCCTATGCCGGGTACGGCCAATAACGTTTCATCGGTGGCGGCGCGCACATCCGCGAAGGTCGTAATGCCTATGCCCACCAGCGCGCCCACCGTTTCCCGGTTCAGGCCGGGGATGTCGAATAGCTCCAGGCCGATGATCCCCGCGTCAGGGAGATCGGTCGGCGGCGGCGGCAGGGGACGCTCCATCACCGGCCCGTAGGGGTTGCAGCGGCAAAAGGCTTTTTCGCGGTCGCCGCGCGTGACCCACAGCACGGGAGCGGCGCATTTTGGGCATACATTCATATCATTCACTGCGTTACCTCCAACGTAAATTCGATGCCGAGATAGGCGCTTCCGCCCAGATTGAGCACGCTCACGCCCTGGTCGCCGAGCAGGGTCAATTCCAGGATACCGACCAGTTGATTCAGGCGATTGTCTGGGTCCAGGGCGGCGCGCACGCGCGTGAAGAACGGTTCACAGGCGGCTTCGGCTTCGCCGGGGATGCCCTCCTGAAGCGGCAGGACGTACAGCCGCAGCGTGTAACGGCGTGTTTCGCCGTCATAGATGCCATAGCCACGCACGGCATACGTCGCGGGGCCGGTGTAGATGACCCACGCGGGCAAGTCACTGGGCGGCAGGCTGTTGGGCGCAGTCGTGTAGACGCGCCGCACGCCGGTGATGGCCGCCAGCACGGTCGCCAGCGCGGTTTTGATCTGGGTAGGGGTCGCGCTCATACCGCCCCCCAACTGCGGCGCACGTAGGGCCGCAGGATGGCGATGACGTCCTCTGGCAGCGCCACGGGCACTTCATACTCGCCGGTGAGGGCGTTGCCGACCCGGGAGAATGGCGCCTCGCGTTGGCGATAAAGCCACAGCGCCAGCCGCGCGGCGGCCTGTACGATGTCGGCGGGGGGCGTGGCGCTGTATCCCCACGTCCCCGCCAACACGATGCTGCCCGCTGGATCGTCCGACCATTCCCAAGCGTAGGCCGATTTGAGGCATAGCCGATTCTTGCGCGTTGCGTTGAGCGGTTGCAGCGTATAGGCGGCTGCCGCCAGCGCGACGCCGTTGGTGGTCAAGGTGGTCACGCTCAACAGGTCATCATCCAGAAACAGGGTTTGGCCGTCCGTGTCCACGCCAGGCGTATAGGAGCGCGTCGCGGTGACGGCGCTGAACACGCGCCCGGTGTGGGCGTCCAGCAGTCGAGAGGCGCGCGTGATCAGGGTGGCGATGAGGGTGTCATCCGTGGTCAGGGTGGCCCCGGCTAACGCTTTTACGTCTGCAGTAGTGCAATAGTCAGTCACGCGCGCCTCCTCAGATCAGGGAATGCCAATTACCAACCAGTCCACGTCCACCCCCACCGGCGAGGCCGTGCTGTCTGACAACCACACGCTGGCTGTGACCGTTGTGCCGACGATCAGCGTGCTACAGTGGGTAGCGGTGAACGTGGCTGAGGAGATGGAGCACCACGCGGCGGTGGGCGAGCCTACTTTCTGCGTCAAGGCCGCCGTGCCGGTGATAGTGTCTGACCCCCAGGAGAATTGGAAATTGGAGTCCTCCGACCCGACAGGATACAGGTTAGATGTGCCGTAGTTGAGAGTATTTTGTACATCCAGGTGATCGGCGATAGTCACGTAATGCGTGGGATTGGAGATCGCCCCCACCACGCCGATGGTCCCGCTCACGGTCAGGTTGCCGGTGATAAGCTCGTTGCCCTGTACGGTCAGCCCATCCACCGTAGAGGTGACGAAGCCGGCGATGTTGAATGTGCTCCCGGATTGTAAGTCAAAAGTTCCGCCAGATTCGACGACCCAGCTACAGCCGTCGCCGGCCGTCCACTGCTCTCCGCCGCGCTCTTGCACACACGGCACATTGCTGAGGCCGAAGCTCTCCGCGCCCGGTACGCTCAGGGTCTCGATCTGCCGTTGGAGCAACGCCAGTTCCTCGTGCGCAACGTAGCCGCTGAGATCGGGCGTGGGTAACGGTTCAGGGATAACCGGCGTCACCGGCATCATGATCCCGAAATAGCCCAGGATCAATGCCAGTACGCACAGCGCGCTCATTACGATATAGTTGATCTTTTGTTGGTTCATATCCTAACTCCTAACTCCTAACTCCTAACTCCTAACTCCTAACTCCTAACTCCTAACTTCCTAGGCGTGCATTTGCAGCACTTTGAACGCCTCGGCCAGCATTACGTGACCATCCAGCCGCATCCGCGCGAAGAAACCGACCTGCCCGTTAGCCATATAGAGATAGGGGTTACGGTCGACGGTCATCTGGGCGCGCTGGCCGATCCAGTAGTAACGGAAGTCCGCAAAGAGGATGGTCTTGGCGGTGGCGGCGATGGTCGCCATACTGTTGTTGGTGATGACCGGGCGCCCCAGCAGGCGGTCGGGTTGCCCTTCGGCCATCCCCGGCTGCCACAGGTATTGCCCCGTGCCGTCTATCAACTTGCGAACGTATTTGATGGTGGCGTCGTTCATCATCCAGATCGCGTTCTGGCGATAGAGGTAGCCCAGGCTATGGTAAAGATCAATGATCTCATCCGGGTCAATGGCGGTCGGGGCGGCGGAGGTAACTCCGACGCCCGCGCCGGTGATGACGCCCTGGGGCGCAGTCGTGCCGTTGCCGGTGGTGAAGTAGCTATTCTCAAAGGCCGCGAACGCCTGGGTAAAATCGGGCGCGAGCACCTGCCCCCAGATGTCGAAGGCGGCGTCCGCCGCGAGTTCCTCGCTGACCTTGACGAGGCGGGTGGCCTTGTAGGGGGTGAAGGTGACGTGGCCGAAGCTGGGATCGGTTTCGTCGTAGGGCGCTTCTTCGTCCGTGAGCACGGCGGCGGCCTGGTGGGTGAGCGTGGGCACTTCCATCGTGTCCGAGGTCATTGCCACCACGCGCGCGCCGGCCGCCCGGATAATGCTTTGGTCGGTCAGCCCGGCTACCAGTTCCGCGTAGTATTGCTCTGGCACCAGATAGCCGCCTTCGCCGGGCGTGCCTTCTTCCAGCGCTTTGACGGCCTGGCGGCCTGCGCCGGAATGCAGGTACACGTCAAACGCCTTCACCGCCGCGCGCCGCTTGTCTTCCGGCGCCTGCGCGGGCGCGGATTTACTTTCCGGCTGCAAGTAGGGCGCGAGGGTGCGGTCAATAAGGCTCTTGATCTGCGCCTCGGTGAGTATGGCCGGCGTCTCGTCCGGCAATGCAGCGGCGATCAGCGCCTTGACCTGCGCCTCGGTGATGCTGGGCGTGACCGCTTTCATCTCGTCCAGCACGTCAGCGGGATCGGGGGTGCTGCTGGTCATACCGGCCAGCGCCAATACCGCTTCCAATTGGGCGTATTGCTCGTCGCTCAGCCCCGGCACCAGTTTCTTGATCGTGTCTAACAGGTTCATCGTCTTACCTCCAAATGCTTGAATAGATTTATAGTGAGACCTGACGGCTTGCACCGTCGTGAGATAGGGGCCAGCCGCCGGGGTCGGCGTGAGCGTTAGCTCGGCGATAGGCCAGGACTCCAATTTGCCATCGGACGCGCGTTGTACCAGATGGGGCAAACTGCCCGTGCTATACCCTAATACACCATCGCGCACCAGGCGCAGCACGGCCTGTTCATACGCATCGCGCTCGGTCAATTGCGCCTCATACCAGACGCCGCGCTCGTCTTTGCGCACCGGATGGGCAATCCCGATCACGCGCGCGCCCATCTGCGGGTCTTGCCCGTGATTGTAGAGGACGGGCACGGTGGGATAGTGCGTGATCCAGAGATCGGTGTCGGGCGTGAAATACTCGCCCTGCAAATCCTTGTCCTCCGGGCCGGTGAAGGCGACGGCATAGCCGCCGATCACGCCATCCTTGAGCGTCAGTCCCTTGCCTTCGCTGGCATAGAGCGCGCGCAGATAGGCTTGCGCGGCGCGTTCGGTGTCAAAACAGTGCAGCGACTCGGCGGCGCCTTCTTTGAAAACACAGTATTGCTTATCCTGTTGTTGAATAAACCAGGGCATAGCGCCTCCTATAACTGATCCAATAATTTATCCACCGCGCGATCGAAAATCGCCAGGATTTCCGGCGCGCTCGCGGCCAGGCCATCCCGAAACATATACGCGCCCTGTGTTCCGCTGCGGGCAATCTTGGCGCTAATGGCGCGGGCTACGGCTACATCTTCGGCCTGTTGTCGCGCGCGGCCCCCGGCCCGCCGCCGTGAGCGGACGCTGTAAGTCCCCGCCAACTTGAGCTTGTGAACCCACTCTACCAGCGGTTGCAAGGGCGGCCAATGAGGAGCAGTCCCTTCTTCCACGGCTGGCGCGTAGGATACGGAGGTCCCGACAAGGCCGGTTACTTCCGCGGGGGTCTCCGTCACTTTATGCGTGATACTGCCCCGCAGGTTGCCCCACGCCACCGGCGTGCGCTGCGCCACCGCATCTTCGAGCACCAGCACGGCCTCGGTCATCGCGTCCTGGGCTACAGACGCGAATAATGCCGGCAGGCGGTCGAGTTTCTTCTGCAATTCTGCCAAACCCTCGATCTCAAAATCGGCCATTTTCGTGTTATACTAAAAGCAATCCGTAATGAAAGGATAAGAACTGTGAACGTTGAAGAAATTCGCCAAATTGCCTATGACTCTCAGTTGAAAACCATAGACGACATTCACGCCGCTGCGGAAAAATTAGCAACTATCCGCGCGCAATATCAACCCGGATCACCGGAGCATATCGCCTGCCAGGAAACCATTGAGTCCTTGACGCATTATGCGATGGTGCTCAATACTGCCAATCGGCCCGCGTGAGGCCCGTCTTTTCCCAGAAGTCAGGCCCCAAAGCTGTGAATAAATCCACGTCTGATTGTGCCTGTAGGCCGCGGGCGCGCGCCATTCGCGCGGATGGATAGAGCATTACTTCACCCGTATAGCCCAATCTTTGGGCTATGGATGGTAACAATTGCGCCGCGCGCAAATCCACCAACCCTTCCACCGCATTGCGATAGGCCGGATCGTCGTAGTCGCCGGTGTGCGGATGTTGCAAATGCACTTGTTCGTGTACGTAGCTCCGTAGGGCATCGCCATACGCCGGATCGCTCAATAGTGTCGGATTCCGCAACACTTGCCCGACTCGCGTTGTGATTTCCGGCGCGTAATATACTTTGCCATCCACGGCAAAGCCCCGCGCGGCGGGCGGCGCATTATGACGCCGTTGCGCCGTTTGATAGCCCCGCATACCCCCAAAGGTATGCACCTCTCCTGTGATCGGTAAGACTTTCTCCAGCGCCTGCGTATACGTCACCGCCGTGATGCGGCATCTGTCGTTGGGATGCGCCAGTTGCCCTTCAGGGATGACGATTTCTTTCCCGTTGATGGTGACGCGAAACGGCTCGCCCAATTTAACGATCTGGTTATGCAAGGCGCGACACACTTCGCACGCGCCTTCCTGCCCATCCACCCAGCGCCTGCCCCACACCTGCCCGCTTTCCCGGTATGCCTGCACGTGGCCTTCCTGGTAAGCGCGCATAACCTCGGTATTCGCAATGCGTTC